TCAATGCCAGGCACAGCAACCAATGCAGATACAAAACGGCCTAATGTAGCTTGCAATGATGTTAGGTGATCATGAATTGCGGTGAGTTCTGCGCTTGCTGTTTGCTCAGCACATACCACTACCATTTCAAAGCTTTGTACTTCGTTGGCGCGGTCAATGGCATCTACAATGGTTTCCTGTTCGGCCATTGGGTAAACCGCCGCGGTCCAGTTTTGGCCAGCGTTTAATTGCGCGGCAATGAGCTGATCACGCAGTGGGCTGTCTGCAAAGGTTTTTTCTAAGTCGGTTTTAGCGCCAATGCTAAATAATTGGCTTTCTTCATCAACCGAACCTGCACGGCCAACAAACAAGAAGTGTCGCTCAACACCTTGGATGTCACCTTGCCCTAAATTCAAATTGTTAACTTGCACTTTACCTAGTGACATGTGTTTATCCTCGTTTATTGAGTTGGTTTAATATTGTTGCCAGTTCGCGCTGTACGTTGGTGGTTGTATCGCCTAAAAACGGTCGCGCTTTTACCGGTATTTGCCAGCTTTTACGGCTTTGTTGGCCGCGTAACTCACTTAACACTAATGTGGCTTTGCCATGAGTTAAGCTGCCTGTAATTTCTTTAATAGTGGCGCGGCGGTAGCCTTTGCCTTTTGCCCTACGTACTTTGTAACCCTCAGCGGCTAATGCTTTTGCTTGGCTTCGGGTACACGGCGCTTTGTAATCTGGTTTGCCATGAATACGCACCATGCGGCTGGCAGTCATTCGCTCTGTGCCACCCTCTTGGTGTAGCGCTGCAATGCGTCCCGTAAATGAATTTTTATGTTTAAGCTCTAAGCGCTTACTAGCTTTTACATAGGGTTCTAATGTTTTACCCATACGTTTAAGCACTTTGATTTTTTTACCGTCGCTGCGCCCTGCAAACTTTTTACCGTCTACCGTGGTTTGTGTGCGTATGCGTTGGCGCGCAAGCTTACGCTCAAAGCGGCCTAATTTTTTTAATAGCCTAATGCGTTTAGCCGGTGGTAACGCCAGTAGCTGCAACTGTTGTTTAGCGCTTAATGCTTGTTTGCTATTTGGGGTGATCACTAAACTCATGATTGCCCCTTAATATTTACGTCTACGTCTTCGGCAATGCTAATTGGCGCTAGCGATACGTAATAACGCGCGCCATTAAATAAAATAGGGCCGTTGTCGGAGGGTATTAGCTCTATGTCGTCAAGAAGTTGCACGTCTATCAGTACGGTGGCGTTGTCTTTGCTTACTACGTCTATGTCTATTTCAGGGTCGTCTAGGGCGTAGTCGTCGCGTGGCCAGTTGCTGTCTGTTAAAAATGCAGCAATAAGAGCAAGCAAGTTGTACGGGTTAATTTTGCGATGCGGAAATTTTTCAATGGCTATTACACCAGTGTGTTTCCACTTGGCAACTAGGTAACCGTCTTGGCCTTTGTCTTCACCGCTTATTATTAAGGTGCCGCGTTCTTGCCAGGCATCTATGTTGTTGGTGTGAATAGCGCCTTTTAAACTGGTGTTTAAAAAGTCGGTTAGTTGCTGTAATTGGGTAATGGTTTGGCTCATAGCGTGTGCACTCCGGCGCGGCCAAGGCCAAGCAATAAACGAATGCTGCGGTTAGACTGCGCTAAAATGGCATCTTGCTGATCAACACTATCGGCTTTGTTGTTGCCTGCGTCTTTTTGGTCAACCGCTGAAAAATACCCCATTAAATCGGCATGCGAACGGGCATACACGGCACCACGGTAAACACTTTGTTGTTTATCGTTAAAGTTAGGCACACCATTAACAAGCGTAAAAGTGACGTCCGTGTCTGCTTGTTTCATGAAAAAGTTACTTAGTTGCTGCTGCACTTCTAATGCGCTGCGGTTTAATGAGTCGGCTATTACGGTTTCTTCGTAAAACTCAGGTATGCGGCGATGATCACGAAACTCGCCAGTGCTTAACGCTGGCCAGCCGCTTTGAGCATCTATTTCAATGCTGTTTTGTGCTGTTGCTTCGTATCCAAATGACATACCGCATACCTTCTACAATTTGGGTTCAGTGCAGTTAGCGTCGACGCGGTTATTAACGGTCGCCCGTTAAACGCTCGGCTAGTGCACTGGAGGGTTGGGAGTAATGGCTATTACTGGGCGTTTAGCTCGGCAATGGCTCTTAATCTCATGGCTATTTTGTTTCTTACTGTTTTAACTTGTGCGTGTTTATGTAGCTCTGCGGCTTTGGCTAAGTAGCCATCGGCTTGTTGCAAGCGCTGCACGTCGCCGACATGCGATGGCGATATGTCGCCGTTTTTGCTGCGCAGTAACGCAAGGCCTGCAAACTTGTAGTACTTAGCCGTAACTTGCTCAGGTAATTTCCAATGGTTCGCAACCTTGCTGAACACTTGGCCAAAATAAGGCTCAATGCTGTTGCCTTTTTCTGCTTGGGTGCTTGCCCAGTCAAAAACAGTGTCGGCAATAAAACCAGGCCACTTACGGCGAATGCTGCTAGCCATGGGCTGGTTAAGCTCAATGGCTCTGAAACCAAACTCAATACCGCGAGCGAAGTTGCCAACGTCAAACAGCCAAATAGTGCAATATGCGTAAATCGGGTTGTCTTCATTTTGCGTTCCTTTTTTTGCTAAATAGTCTTCAACAATGGGTAACCACTTTGGCAATAACACATCACGTTTGTGGGTGATTTTGTCGGCGCGGGTTACATAGCTTTTTAAGCGTTTTAAGTCGTCTTCTAATTCAATGAGCTGTAAGTGCAGGCTTGGGGCGTATTGCCCTTTGCCTGTTAGGCTTACTTTTTCGAGCTGTTTTTTTGCTTGGTTTTGCTCTTTGAATTGGAGGATTCTTGCGCCGCCGACGGCTTTTTTAGCTCTTCAACCGTGTCTTTTAAGTCGCTATTAGCGGCATTAATATCGTCGGCTTGGTAGGCTAAATCGCTGGCAGCATCGCTTGCTTTATCTGCGGCGCTTTCAATTTCGCCTGCGGCATTGCTTGCAGTGTTAATGCTTTCGTTTAGCTCGTCGGTTGCATCTTCAACGGGTGAAACATCAATCTGTTCTTTTTCGCTATCAACATGCAGAGTTGGCAAATCATCTTCACAATAAAACGTAATGTTTTGCTCAACGTATTTTTGCGCTGTTTCAATGGCTTTTGATTCGTCGCAACCCAGTAACTGCGAGAGCAATTTAAGCGCGGTAGTTTCAGGCCTAATTGTCGCTTGTGCATCACCTGTTTTGGCTTTTTCAGCTAGGCGGCGTTTTTTAAAATTAGCAATGGCACTCATGGCACTGTTACCTTTTAATAATTGGAGTTAAAGCTAGGCGGTTAAGCCTAGCTATTAATGATTAAGGCGCTGGGTTAGGACCAATAACCATCGCGCTTTCGTCAATCGCGGCATAGACTTCAAACTCTTCAAGTGCGTAACCTTCGTTACGCCAGTATGAGTTCTCGTATTGCTTGCGGTCTTCTTCGTCTTTCGCTTTTCGGTGCGCGGTGCCTTTTTGCGTATAAATATGCAAGTTGCTTAAAATCGTTATTGCAATGCGTTTGCCCGGGAAAAACGGCGGTGTGTAGGCGCGCATGCCACCAATGTTTTTATCCATTTGCTGGGCTGCGACTTGCTCACTTGGCTTGTCAGCTTGGTTCATCATTTGCGTTTGCGCTTCTGCAGTAAGGTCAGCACCTACTAGTACAACTAAGCGCGGGTCGCTACGTAATGACGGGTGAATAAGTGTGTTTTTAAGCTCGGTTACAATGGCGTCTAACGTTTTGTAATCGCCAGCACCTTTAGGATCAAAATAGATTGTGTCAGTCACGATTTGACCAGGCGCTTTTTCTTTAACAATTTGATGCCAGCCTTTGTTTACGTCTTCACCATTTGGGTTGGCAACTGGGTCTGTGGTCGCTTCAGCTGATACACCGTTAAAACCAACGCGCAGCATGTCGAGTGCAAAACGCAGCGTGGCATTTTGGTTAATCAGTTTCATAAACTGATTTAAGTTACCGGCATTAGCCCATGTAGATAACAGCGCCCATGTAGTTGCTGAACATGAATCGGTTTCAACCAATTCATAGGTATGGCCATCAACGCCTTGCTCTGATGTAAAACGACCGCCGGCTTTTCGGCCTGTCGCAATGCCGTAGTTACCTACTTTTACAACTTGACCTTTAATTTGGTCTACTGGCATGGTCGTGATCATGCGTAGGAACTCGACCGACTCTAAAAGCGCGGCGCGCAGTTTGGTTTCCATTGGGTCTGAAATGGCAAACTTGTGTGATGCGTCTTCCACACCGAATGATTTTGCTACTTGCACCGAGTATTTTTGTAAAAACCCAGCGGCTGTTTGATTTAAGTGCATGCGTTATCTCGCTCTGTTATGCATTAATAAAGGTAAACGTGGTTAAGCGTTTGGTTAAACCAGGTCTATTGTTTCGCCGCCTACTGGGTCGGGCTCTTGGCCGCCTTGCTCTTCGCTAAGGGCATTAAATTTGGTTTCTATGCCGTCTACCTTTTTACTAAAGCCGTCCATTTTTTCCATTAGCTGGTTAAATTGCTCAGCGGTTACGCCTACTTTGCCTTTATCGCTTTCAGGCTCGTCGTCTTTTGGCTCTTCAACTGGCAGGGTTTCTTCGGCTTTTGGCTGCTTGGCGAATTTAGTTTCAAGGTCGGTCACCTTGGCATCTAATCCGTCAAACTTGCCCATTACGGCATCAAACTGCTCTTTGTTCATGGGTTCTTCCTCGGTGAGTGGCTCTTGGGGATCAACTGACTGCTGATCGGTAGAAAATAGACTTGCCATTTGGGCAAACAAATTCATAAATTTTGATTGTTTATCGCTTGGCGTGGGGTTGTTTGGTTCGCTATTGGTGGTAATAAAGTCACTGTGTTGTAGCGTTTCGAGTTGGCTATATTCGTGATCAGCTTCATTATCACCAATAGAGAATTTTAAGCGGCTGGTGCCAGAACTGGCTGGCGAGTCGGTAACGGCAAGGCCTTGTAAGTAGCAGCGACCTTCGCTTTTGTAATCGGGGTTTGGCTCGATAGACATAAACAGCTTTTGGCCGTCTTTATTGGCAGCTAGTAGGTAGTCGTTAGCGGTAATTTTTACAAACAGGCGTAATTTACCACCTTGTTTAGCGGCTTTTACTTCGTCAACAGTGCCCCAGTTTTTACCCTCGCTTGGGCCCCAACTTGAACGAAAATGCTCAGGCCAAATAAGCGCGGTGTATTCATCAACCGAATACGATGCAGCCATTTGAGTGATCCACTCTTTTGAAATGGTGCGGCCGTCTACCGTTGCACCTTCTGTTGCTGCTATTACCCAACCTGATTGCTTTGCCATTGCTTACGTACCGCGTTACTTAATATTTAAACGCAGCATAGCCATAAAAAAAGGCTGAATACATTGGTTAGCTTTTTGGTAATTCCTAGATTGGGGTTTTAGGAAACATGAGGGTTTTTATGCGGTTATAAGCTTATTGTAAACCAATACACTGTGGCTAGTTATTAATTTTATGAGCGACTTATACCACGTAATGGCTTATTCACCCGAAATACGCGAAGCAGCAAAACGGCTTTATTTGCGCCACCACACCCCCGACGAAATACGCGCGGAACTGGCGTTACCAAACAACCGTGTTATTTACTATTGGGCCGATAAATACAATTGGCGCGATATGCTGCGCGAAGAAGACGTAGACGAAGCCATTGCACGGCGTATTTTAATACTTACCGATGTAAGCGATAAAACAGGTAACCAAATTAAAGAGCTCGACATGCTGATCGAAAAGCATGTGAAGCTTAAAAAACAACGAGCCCAGCAAGAAAAAGCAGCACAGGCAGAGCAACTCCACGGCACTAACCAACCCAGTAATAAAAACAATAAAGGTGGCGGCGCAGACAATAAAAAAAGCAAAGGCCGTAAGCGAAAAAATGATGTTAGCCATTTAACTACTGAGGATTTTGGCACCTGGTACGACTCGTTATTTGGTTACCAAAAAACCATGCACGAAAACTTGCATCAGCGCATACGTAATATTTTAAAAAGCCGCCAAATTGGTGCTACTTACTATTTTGCAGGTGAAGCATTTAAAGATGCGGTATTAAGTGGCGACCCACAAATATTTTTATCAGCGAGTCGCGCTCAAGCTGAAGTATTCCGTAGTTATATAATAGCTATTGCGCAAGAGTTTTTTGAAATAGAGCTAACCGGTAACCCTATTACTTTGCACACCGCCCACGGTGATGCCGAATTACGCTTTTTAAGTACCAACAGCAAAACCGCGCAAAGTTACCACGGCCATGTTTATGTGGATGAATACTTTTGGATTGGTAAGTTTAACGAGCTAAACAAGCTTGCCAGCGCCATGGCCACGCACAAAAAGTGGCGTAAAACGTATTTTTCAACCCCGTCGACTAAAGCGCATCCTGCTTATACATTTTGGACGGGGGATCACTGGCGCCAAGGGCGTGCCGAACGCGAAGAAATTGAGTTCCCGAGCTTTGATGAATTACGCGATAACGGCAGGCTGTGCCCCGATAAACAATGGCGCTATGTAGTTACTATTGAAGATGCCTTGCGCGGTGGCTGTGAGTTATTCGACATTGAAGAACTGCGCGATGAATACAACGCCGATGATTTTAATAACCTGTTTATGTGCATATTTGTGGACGATGCCGACAGTATATTTAAATTCAGCGACCTTGAAAAAGCCATGGTTGATGCCACCCGATGGCAAGATCACAAACCCAATGCTGTGCAGCCATTCGGTAACCGTGAGGTGTGGTTAGGTTACGACCCATCACGCACCCGCGATAACGCTGCACTGGTGGTGGTTGCCCCACCTGAAATAGCGGGCGAAAAATTCAGAATACTTGAAAAGCACTATTGGCGCGGGATGAACTTTTCGCACCACGTGAGTGAGATTCAAAAAATATACGCTAAGTACCGCGTTACTTATATTGGTGTAGATACCACCGGCATTGGTGCGGGTGTGTTTGACTCAATAAGCACGTTATACCCGCGTGAAGCCACCGCCATACATTACAGCGTAGGCAGTAAAACCCGCTTAGTACTTAAAATGATCGACCTGATTGAAGGTGGCCGACTTGAATGGGATGCATCCCATAAAGATATTGCTATGAGCTGCCTTTCAATACGCCGCACCAGTACCGACTCGGGCGGCGCCATAACCTTTAAAGCCAGCCGCGATAACACCATAGGCCATGCAGACGTATTTTTTGCTATTAGCCACGCTGTTATTAACGAACCCCTTAACCATGCACATAAGAGAAAATCACGATGGACCATGCAGAATTAGACCAAAACGCTGAGCAGTTAACTGACCAGCCGCACGTTCAACAAAATAAACAAAATGCGCCCGTTGTGTTTGGCTTGCCTGAGCAAGTAATGCCCGACATGTGGCTAACCGATTACGACTCGCTGTTTTATAACGATATGGATAATTACTGGGAGCCGCCAGTAGACCGCCATTTATTAGCCAACTTAACACGGCGTAACGCCCAGCACGGCGGTATAGTGCAAAGCCGTGCAAACATGGCCGCGAGCCGTTTTATTAATGGTGGTATGAGTGCGCAGCAAGTACAAGCGGGCTTTTTAAACCTGGTGCAATTTGGCGATGTGGCACTATTAAAAATACGTAATGGCTTTGGGCAAATTGTAAGGCTGTTTCCGCTGCCTAGTTACCGTACTCGTGTTGCGGGTGATGGCGGCGCGGTAGTGCTTGAGCGTAATAGCCAAGTTAAAAAATATAAAAAGCGCGACATTATTTGGGTTCGCCAGTACGACCCCGTACAACAAGTGTATGGCTTGGCCGATTACCTAGGCGGTTTGCAAGCCACGTTATTAAATGAAGATGCAACCTTATTCCGCCGTAAATACTTTTTAAACGGCGCGCACATGGGTTTTATTATGTACGCGACTGATCCTAACTTAGACCCTGCTGTTGAAGACGATATAAAAGAAAAAATTCAAGACAGTAAAGGCGTGGGTAACTTCCGTTCGCTGTTTGTAAACATACCCAACGGTAAAGAAAAAGGCTTACAAATAATCCCTGTGGGTAATTTTGAAAGTAAAGACGAGTTTATGAACGTTAAAAACGTATCGGCGCAAGACATACTCAACGCCCATCGTTTTCCACCGGGCTTAGCGGGTATTATTCCGGCTAACAATGCAGGCCTTGGCGACCCGACTAAATACGATGCTATGTATTTTAAAAACGAGACTAAACCGCTTATTAAATTAATGAGTGATGAAGTGGCGCGTGATCCTGAAATTGGCAGTAAATTACAGCTAAATTTTGATTTAGAGCCCAGCGCGTAAAGCGTAGTACTGGCTATGCTGCGCGTCGTGCGCTTTTATTTTTTCTACTAATCCGGCATAGGTATTTAAGGTTTTTAATGCTCGCGTTAAATTTGGCGCGGGCACATTATTTAACAGCGCTGCATGGGTTTTGCTCATGCCTTTTACTAGATGATCACTGGCGGCGGCTTTTATGTCGGTACTTTTTATTTTACACATAGCCAATAACCAGTTTAACCGCTCTTGGCTTTGTGACCCTTTATATAAATATTGCATGCTAAAACCCCTAAATTAATTATCACTTAAGTGATAACTTATTTATTTTAGGGTTATACCCACTATTTGTAAATGCTTATTTGTTATGCACAAAATCACTGTATATAATAACAGTGTATTTTATTAACGATTGGTGGTTATTATGGCGCGGGTTACTTGTCCAAATTGCGAAGCTAAAGCAACAATTACGTCACGCGAAAAGCAAAGCGCCCATGTGGTTAATTTATATTGTTCGTGTACTAATACTCGTGAATGTGGGGCGACGTTCCGTATTACCCAATCGTTTGATCACTTCTTAAACCCACCTTGCAAAACCACTGCGCAATTAGCCGCGTCGCTAATTAAAAACCTACCGCGTGAAGAACAATTAGAGTTAATTGGGCTATAGCTTTTGGGTAATTACCCAGTTATGGGTTGTTATTAAAAATAAAGATTAATTAATTTTTAATAACAATTTATGTTGCTTTATATTTTTTTACTGATATTTTCACTCGTATTAAAGGGTTAATATAAACACTAACAAGGATATATCAGTGAACAAATATTTAT